TGTTAAATCCCGTGAGAATATCTGGAAGTTTAACTACTTCTTAGGTGTTGAATACGATAAAAGTAATTTCATGAATAAACTTTCAGTGTCAGAGGTTGAACTTTTAGAGAGCCTTTATGCTGAAAAGTAAGGATAAAATAGGAACGCTTGACCGTGAGATAACCTTTATAAAGGCGATCATTGAGAACGGGGTAAGCAATGAAGATAAAATAACAGGATGGGAGGAGATTGATTCTTACCCGAATGTTACAGCAAAGAAGCTGGAAGAGGGTGGGTCTACCTTTATGGACAACGAACGGGTGACCTATGTAAGAAACACCACCTGGATTATCAGGTTTCGGGATGATCTGAATGTAAGAATGAGATTAGTCTGGGATACGCAGGTTTACCAGATTTTGAATATAGCAGAAGTTGGAGAAACGAGAAGGAGATACATGGAGGTAACGACAAGTTTAATTGATCAGGTGTTTTTTACATGAGCATAAAGATTTCAATATCCGGAGCGGCAGAGTTAGATAGGACGTTAAAGACGTTTCCTAAAGTTATGCAGAACAACATCCTGCAGAACGCACACATAGCGGCTTCACGGGTAATGGTTGACGGGGCAAAGGCATTGGCACCGAGAGGTGAAACTGGCAATCTTAAACGCTCTATAGGCGTTGAAAGAGTAAGTATAGGATTATCCGGAGGAACCGGAGTAGTTCAGCTAGGCCCACGTAGAGGCGGTGGTTTTAAAGGGTATCACGGCCATCTGATTGAGTACGGGAAGACAAATAGAGGCGGCAGGGATCGCTCAAGAGCCTACCCATTTATGAATATGGCCTTTAATGCAAGAAAGAGCGAGGTAGAGAAAAACATTGCTTTCTACGTTGGTAAAAAAGTAGCGGAACACATTGTAAGAAATGTAAAAAGATGATGAACGCGGTAACATACATTCTTGAAAATGACGCTACCGTGCAGGGGTTGGTAAGAGTGAATAGCCGTGATGATAAGCATAAGATTTATCCGGTTGCTGTTCCTGAAAGCGAAACTCATCCATTTGTCGTTTGTAGAATCCTAAACGCGCCAAGAACAGGAAAGAGCTGTTATTACAGTTACTCGGTTCAGGTGATGGTTTTTCATGACTCGTATGATGATATGAATACTTTGAGTGTTGCTGTTAGGAATGCACTGGAAGGGCAGGCGGCCGGAACGGTGAATGGAGTTGATTTTTCTTACCTGAATTATTCAGACCAGTCAGATGATTATTCAAAAGATAGGAGTTTGTTTTTCAGGGCTTATGTTTTTGAGGGGATAGCTGACTAATGCAACCGAGGGTAATATTATTGAAAAGCTGGACAACCGAATTTGGAAAGAAACATCCAATAGGAACAGTTCTTCAGATGATACCAACCGCAGCGAGTGAGCTGATAATGGATGGAATAGCAAAGAAATACGAGGGAGAATATCCCCCAAAGAATAAGATAAAAGTGGATTTAAAAACAATTAAACAATAAATGAGATGGCAGTAGTAAATGGTAATGACGTAGGGCTTTCGATCGGCAGTCAGCTTATCGGATGTTTGACAAACGCCACATTCGACTCAGGCAATGAGACGATCGATGTGACTTGTAAAGATAACGGAGGTGCGAAGCAGACATTGCCAGGCGGCAATACTGCAACGATCAACTTCGAAGGGTTTTTTAATCCGTCTTCAACTTTTGGTATCAGTGAGCTTTTGCCACTTCACCAAAACAAGACGCTGATTAACTGGCACTTTGGGGACAATACAAACCTCACAATGCATGGATCTGGATATATCGACACGTTGAATTTTGCGGCTCCTTTAAATGCAGGGACTACGTTTTCAGGCGTGATCAATGTATCTGGCCCATGGACGTTCTCTGAAACTTAATAGTTTATGATAGGAAAAATTAAAGGCAAGATCGAGCTTGATATTGCCGGAACAAAACGCCTGTTTCAATTCGGAACAGGGCAGATGGCGTATTTTCTTGAATTAGAAAAAACGACACTAAAAGAAGCTGTTGAGCGATTAGCTAATCCGGCAGACAACGTTAGAACCATGATTAATTTCTACTACAGTGCCGCACACTTTAGCGCAATGGTGAGAAAAGAATCAGATCCATCTGTAGTGATTCCTACTTATTACACGGTTGCTGAGTGGCTCGATGATCTTATGGATCAGCAGAAAGAAGAGCTTAACGAAGCGGCCTTTAAACAGTTCCAGGAAAACAACCCAAACCTCAAAGCCCCGGAGACAGCAGCGGGGCTGTAATTTTAGAACTAGAGGATATGCTCGCGTTTGCTGTTGCGGAATGTGGGCTTACTGTTGATGAATTTTTCCGCCTTAGTTGGTACGAGTGGAGTTTACACGTGTATAAGGTAAAAGTAAGGCGTAAAAACGATCATGCTAAATGGGAGGGTCATGCGTCTTTAACCCGTGAATTGATGGCGTTGATCGTTAACGTTCATCCGAATAGAAGGAAGGGTGCCAAGATGCTTAAAGGAAAAGACTTTATTCCGTTAAGCCACGACTCAGACGACAAGGAAGATGTTAAGAACGAAATACTATCACCTGAAGAGGTTGATGAGAAGCTGAAAAAACTAATGAAGAACTGGGGAAATGGCAAATAGTATTTTAGCAAAAATGGCGGTTCAAATCTCTGCTAATACAGCGGAGTTTGGTAAAGGAATAAACCAAGCCAACGCCAGTTTAAAAAGTTTCGGTGACTCAGTAAAGCAGGTTGGTGCAGCGGTCGGCATCGCATTCTCGGTTAGGGAAATATCCTCCTTTGTTTTAGAGGCCAATAAATTAGCGGGTACGTTTGAAGGGGTTGCGAGGGCGTTTGACAGACTGCCTAACTCAACCCTGTTAATGAATAAGCTCAAGGAATCAACACACGGAACCGTTGGAGAACTTGAATTGATGCAGCAGGCATTACGTGCTAAAAACTTCGGCATATCAGTAAAAGACCTAGGAACTTATCTTGAGTTTGCCGCCATCCGAGCGCAGCAAACCGGGGAATCTATTGATTACATGGTGAACTCGATTATTTTGGGTTTAGGTCGTGGGTCTATTAAAATTCTTGATAACCTTCAGGTTAACATCGCTAAGATTAAGGAGACTGTTAAAGAAACAGGAGTTAGTCTTCAGGAGGCATTTCGGCAGCAGGTGTTAGAGCAAATGCAGACTATTGGCGGATATGCCGAAACATCAGCAACTCAAGTAGATCGTTTAACGGTTGCTTTTCAAGCATTAAGGCTAGAGATTTCACGAAAATTTGAATCATCTGATTTTATAAAATCCCTTACCGATACGGTTAACAAACTTGCCTTCCTAGCCAAGGCTGGGCTCAATCCTATCAAAGCGGCAGAGCTTGAATTATTGGATGAGATAGAAAAGTCGGCAGTCAAATCAGCAGAGAGCATTACCAAGGCATTAAAAGGCACTACCGCTGAGCAATCGGCTGAACTTGATAAGCAATTAACTGACATTCGCGCCAATTATCAAACAAGAAAAAAAGAGATAGAGGCTGTTCAGAAAGCCATAGCGGCCAGCGCTGGATTTAGCCCATCAAGGGGAGCATTTACAGCAGGTGAGTTTAATAGCCCTGAAGGAGTCGCTCGATTAAGAGAGTTTATTAAACTATACAAAGAGCAAGGATTTTCAGCTCTGAATGCCGCAATAAAAGCGGGCGAGGCTTACGCAGCAGAGATTCAGAGCCTCAAAGAGCGACTTCCGTTAATGGAGAAGAGCGCGGAAAAACTTAACAGAACCGCAGGGCTAGTTGATGAGTACAGAGAAAATTTAGTTAGTGCCAACGTTGAAACTGGCAAGCAACTCGGATTGATCGAGCAAATAAAACAAGCCATTGAGAACGAGGAGGCATTTAGAGATTCTGCTATATCTGAAAAATCAATAAGGGCATCAAATATTGAATTGGTTAGGCTGAATAAAGAGCTTGATCGATTGCTTGGGAAGTTAGACAAGGACGCATTAAGAGAAGCGATAAAATTTGTACCCCCTAAAGACTCGATGGAGGAAATAATTTTAGGCCCATCCGTACAAGATCAGTTTAATGTACTTAAGGCCGCATTAGCACAAATTGGTTCAGCGTTCGATATTGTTGAGGGTAAGGCCACACAAGCATTCACAAAAATTGAGGAGGGGATTGATGCGGTTGCTGAAAAGATGATCGATGTAGGGCCGTTAATCTCTGGCGGCATAGCTGACATTGCAAACGCAATCGGGGAAGCCGCTTTTGGTGGTGAGAATTTTGGGCAAGCGTTCATTAAAGCATTGGCAAGGTTCGCGCAGCAGTTCGGGTCGTTACTCATTGCCACTGGTATCGGGGAGCTAGCCCTTCAGTCAGGTAATCCAGCCTTAATGATTGCCGGGGGGGCAGCATTGGTGGCAGCGGGGGCAGCGATAAGTTCGTTAATGTCAAACAAGCCAAGTATATCCGGAAGAGGCAGAAGTGGATCTTCTGGGGGATTTACCCGACCAGGCGTGAACAACGAATTTCAAGACTTATCCTTCTCCACAAGTGTATCAGGCACAAATTTAAACATTGTTATCGGCAACACAGCAACTAAAGACAGTTTTACCAAACCGCAATGGCGTTAATTCAGGTACGTGATATTTATTGGAGAAGAAACAGCCCTTACGGTGGGTACTCATCGGGCGATACTGTAGTCATAAATTATGATAATGTTTCCAATAGTATTGTCGTACAGAAAAACGGGGTGGTTATCACTTCCGGTAGCTCTATACCATTTCACTTCACAAGCGGAGGGGAGCCTGCGTCTTATTATAAGACAGAAACAGGGGGCAATCAATTGGAGATTGAACTTGTTGTATGTAATGGCACAACGAGATTACAATTCCCTAGAACAATATCAGCGTTTCCGTATGTTGAGCAGTTGAACCTGAGTGGCAATCCTTCATGTTCAGTAAGCCCTATAGTTTGTGATTTAGCTATAAATTCTCTGCCAATCGTGGTGAATGAAAGCTCGCAAGGATCAATGGACGGCTCAATTACAGTAACCGGAACAAGCTCAAATGGCAGTATAGAGTACAATCTAACCAGTGACTTTATTTATGGTGACGGTGATTCTTCCGGAGTGTTTACTGGGTTAACATCGGGTATTTATCGGGTCTATGCAAGGGACGCGGCAAACTGTTCTGATAGCCTAAGTATTGTCGTTTCTTACGACCGTGTTTACGGAACAAAATATGTCTTAGAATACGAAGATCGCGAGGGCGATATGACTAAGATTGAAATCAAAGAGCGTGATTATGTCGGAAGCTCTGAAGAAATAAAAGGAGGAGGAACCCCTGTATTAATCAGACAACGAGGGGAAGGGCAGCAAGATAAATTTGTTCCCGTACTAGGTACTGAAATTGAACTTACTTTAGTGAGTGAAATAAAATATCAGTACGAAACTTTATTCACAAGCGATCCAAATAAGTACAGAGTTGTTTATTCAAAAGATTTCGGCTCTGGTTACGAAGATTTATG